CCTGTTCATGCTCGGGCAGTCCACAGAACCAGACCTCGCGTGGCGGCCCGACATACGCATCAAGCTCTTTCAAAACACAGCGACGAACGCCCAGCGCATCGTGCGGACGCTCAAGAGCTACATCGAGAACGACCGGCGGCTGCACAACCTGTTCCCGCGCATGGAGCCCGACCCGGCGGCCGGTTGGGGCGTCGAGACCGGCCTGTTCCTGAAACGGTCATCGCCGACGAAAGACCCGAGCTTCGAGGGGTCGGGCATCGAGTCGGCGGCGACCTCCGGCCGCGCGGATGTCATCGAACTGGACGATGTCTGCGACATCAACAACTCGGTGCTGGAACCGGCGCGACGGAAGCGCATCGCCCATACCTACTTCGGCGACATCTTCCAGCTCCGCGAGCCGTGGACGAAGTTTCTGGGCATCGGGACGGCGTGGCACGAACTCGACCTGAACGCGCAGCTCCAGAAGTCGGAACTGTGGGATTGGGTCGTGTACCGGATACAGGACGAGCCCGGCGGGCCGATGAAGGTGCTCTGGCCCGGCAAGTGGGACATCGAGCAGTTGAAGGTCTCGCTGGCATCGAACGAGCGCGAGTTCGAGCGCGGCTTCAACAACCGGCCCTACGCAGAGGGTGAGTCGCTGGTGGATTGGGACGCGGTCTGTGCCTGCATGGACGACAGCATCGCGCTCGGCGAGACACCGTTCCACTGCCGTGTACAGGTCGCCGGCTACGACCTCGCCATCGGCAAGAACGCGGAGGCGGCCCACTTCGCCGCCTTCACATGGGGCGGCAACGGCGACAAGTTCATCCCGCTCGACATCAGGCGGGCGCAGGGTCTCCCGTTCCGGCAGCAGATCGAGACCGTCAAGGAGGTCGCAGCGAAGTGGATGCCGAACTTCCATATCGTCGAGAACAACGGCTACCAGCAGGCGATGGTAGACCAGCTCCGGCAGGAAGCGGCGCATCTCCCGGTCGAGCCGTTCACGACGGGCCGCCAGAAGTCAGACCCGTACATCGGTCTGCCGTCGCTGGCCCCGGCGTTCAAGAACAGGCTCATCGTGATACCGACGAAGGGCGGCCACGACGGGATGAACGAGGCGTGTCAGTGCCCGCTCTGCACATGGCTGCGCGAGCTTCGGTACTTCCCGGCGACGAGTTCGGATGTTCTGATGGCATCGTGGTTCGGGTTCGACAAGATACGCAGGATCGGCACGGGCAGCGCGAGACCGTCAGTCTCGGGCGCGCGCACCTTCGCACCGAGTACAGGCAGGACATTCACATAGGACTAGGCTGCCAATGACACGAGAAGAAGACAAGCGTACACGCACGAGACCACATCGCGTCATGGACTACATGGGCGGTGCTGTCGGCTCATTCGTGGGCAGCTTCCGCGAGTTCGCACGCGGCACATCGGGCGAGCTGTCGTACCGCAAGTCGAGCGATGCGTGGCGGGCCACGCTGGGATCCTTCATCGAGGAGAACCCGAGCGAGCTTATCAAGACACACGGCTTTTCCGTTGTGTGGGAAATGATCGAGGACGACACCGTCAAGCCGTGCCTCGAAGGGTTGAAGCGCACGCGCCTCCGCGCGGATCCAGTGTTCGAGCCAGCGTCCGAAGACCCTGCCGATGTGAAGATACGCGACGAGGTTGAGCGCGACATCAACAACATGCAGGGCCAGTTCAAGAACGACCTCTACGAGATTGGAACGTACCGCGAGGCTGGCTTCAGCATCACGGAGATCGCCCGCGACAAGACCGCCGACAGCGACATGCGAAGGCCGCTGAGGAGGCTAGCGACGCGCGACCCCGAGGGCTGGCGCTTCGACACCGACCCGCACGGGAACCTGAAGGAGAAGGGTCTCGTCCAGCGCACGAGCGGTGGCCAAGACCTGCGCTTCGACCCGTGGCACTTCCTCGTCTGCGTGAACAACAAGCGTTTCGATAACTGGTACGGCCAGTCCGACCTCGGCTCGGCCTACCGCCCGTGGTTCTACAAGAAGCACGCATGGCGGTTCTACATGCAGGGGCTGGAGCGGCACGGGAATCCGTGGTGGGAGGGCAAGCTCGGCATGAACGCCCCGCCGGGCGCATCCGACACGGTCGCCGAGGTGTTGGCATCCATCCAGAGCGGCACCGAGATCACATCGCACGAGTGGCTGGACATCATCCAGCACACGCTTCCGGCGGGCGCGCTCAACGTGTTCAAGGACGCGATCCTAATGCTCAACGCCGCCATTGCCAGCGGGCTGCTTGCACCGGAACATCTCGGCTTTACGCAGACGGACGGCGGCGCGTACAGCAAGGGCGTCGCGCAGACCGACCTGTGGCTCGGCATCGTGGAGGACTTCGGGGCCGACCTTGAGGCGGTCATCAACGAGCAGCTCATCCGTCGCCATGTCGATCTGCACTACCCGAATGTAACCGCCTACCCGACCATGAAGTTCCCGCCGCTGACCGAGGACGACAAGAAGGAGTTCGCCGAGGTCATCACGCAGGCTGTGACGGCTGGCGTGGTTGGCAACATCACCCGCACGGACATCGCGTGGGTGCGTGACCGGCTCGGCATGCCAGAAGCTGAGGACATCCAGAAAGACCCCGACACGGGCGAGGTGCAGGACGCCCCGACCTTCTCGTTCTCGCCGCGCATGTTCGCGAAGCGCACCTACAAGCGCGCGTTCACGGCGCACGAGAAGCGCGTCAACTTCCCAGAGATCCAAGACCGCACGGAGGTCATCGTTGACGCGTGCGTGAGCGAGATGTCCGCGCTTGTCGCCGCCATGCAGGACGACCTCATCAAGCGCGTCGACACGATGGTGGTGCCGAAGGGCGCACAGGAGTCGGCGAAGGAAGTTGCACGCAAGGCCATCAAGGGCCACACGCTGCCCGGCGTCCGCGCGATGACGGACACGGTCAAGGCCGCGCTCGTCATGGAGCACCTCGGCGGCAAGCTCGACGTGAAGTCGGAGTACGAGAAGGCGGCTGGCACGAAGCTCAAGTTCAGCGCCGAGCACCGCGAGTTCGCGGACGCGGCTGGTGTCCATCTGATCCCGGCGGCGGCACGCGCGTACTTCAAGGGCAAGGTGCCGTTCACCGCGCAGGAACTGGCACTGCTTTCTGACAAGGCGTTCTGGATCACGGACGTGACGCGCGAGCGCATCCTGCGCGAGGCGAAGGCCATCCTGTACAAGGCACTGGCGAAGGGTGACCCGGCATGGGCGCGCACGGAACTCCGTACGCTGTTCTCGCAGTACCTCGAATCGACCGGGCAACTCAACGACAAAGGCGAGCTGCTGTCGCCGCATCGCATCGAGACCATCGTCCGCACGAATCTGTCGGAGGCGTACAACGGCGGGCGCATGAAGCTTATGCAGGACCCCGATGTAGACGGTATCGTCGCGGCCTACCAGTACAGCGCCATCATGGACGACAACACGACCGACTACTGCGCGGCGATGGACGGGCGCGTGTTCGACAAGGACGAGATCGAGGCACCGCCCGCGCACCACAACTGCCGTTCGATCCTCGTGCCGGTCTTCACCGGCGACACATTCACGCTCACGACACAGGCCGACATCCGCGACGAGTACCGCAAGGCGGGCAAGGAAGGCCGCATGAAGCCGTGGCGGGAGAAGCCTATCGACCCCGACCGCATCCAGCGGGCGCGGACATTCACGATGGAGGTGGTGTAGATGCGGTTCGCCACGCTCGAAGCGGCGAAGGCCGCGAAGTTCCCCACGCGCATCGACGACGGCAACCTCGACCTCGCGCAGGTCAACCACCTGTGTGCGCGGTTCGAGGCGGCGAAGGAAGCGGGCGACGGGCTGCCGATGCAGGTCGCATTCGACGCCTTCAGAGGCTCATACGAGGCCGCTGACGGGGGTTGGAGGCTCCGCACCTATGGGGACGAGGGTGTTTCGGCAGAGCCGACGCAGGAGGAGGAGCGGCAGGCGAAGGTTCGCGGGGCGCTCCACGAGTTCCTGACGGGGCCGGTCGCCATGCTGCGCGACAAGGTGCTGTTCAGGCCGGGTGTCCACAACGGCTACAAGTACACCTCCGCCGACCTCAAGGATATGGCGGCGAACTACGAGGCGACACGCGAGTACCTCGTGCCGCCGGTGAAGATCGGCCACGACTCGTGGCAGCGGGTTGCCGCGCTACTCGGGCTTGACCTGGCGGACGCTGACGGCATCCCGCGATTGGGCGAGTGGACGAACATCTGGTACGACGCGGACGAGGACGCGCTGATGGGGACGGCTGAGAATGTCCCCGCGCCGCTCGCCGCGCTGGTGGAGTCGGGACGGTTCCTGAAGGTCTCGATAGAGCATTGGATCAACTACTACGACGAGCAGGCGGACAAGGTCCGCAAGAACTGGCTCACGGCTGTCTCCTTCCTCGGCATCGACCTGCCCGGCATGCTGGAGCAGGAGGACGCGCTACAGGTAGCGCACAGCGTGATTCAGGACGGGCACGAGCTTCGGCGCATCACATTCTCAGCCGCAGCCACGGCCACCAACACGGAGGACGAAAGCATGGAGATGAAGGAACTGCTGGCGCAGTTCGAGGTCGAGACGCCGGAGGCGCTGGTGGAGAAGTTCACCAGCCTCACCGACACGCTCACGCGCACCTTCGCCATGTTCGGCGAGGATGTGGCCGACTTCGACGGCGCACAGGCGAAGTTTTCGGAGCTGACCGAGCGCATCACCGCGCTTGAGGCGGCTGACGCGGATCGCGCGAAGGCCGACGCTGAGGCGGCGGACGCCGCAGCCGAGGAGAAGGTCGAGCAGACGCTCAAGGCCGCGCTGGACGAGGGCCGCATCGACCCGTCCGAGGTCGAGCCGCTGCGCGCGTTCGCGCTCAAGCTCGACACCGCGGAGATGCGGACGTTCACGGTCGGCGATGCCGAGGTCGAAGGTTCCGCCCGCGACGAGTACCTGGCGCTGGTAGCAGCGCGTCCGGTCAAGCGCGAGTTCGGCGAGAAGGCCGAGACCGCGAAGGGCGACGAGCCGGGAACCGGCACGAAGGTCACGCTGACGGCTGACCAGAAGGCGGTCGCCGATCAGATGAAACTGACCGAGGACGAGTACATCGAGCACATGGACAAGTAACAACCAACGGAGGAACAACACATGGCAGCGATCACAGCAGCGGTGGACAGGCGCCGGAAGATGTACCCCGCGCCCCTGCCGGTTGACTACCCGATGAAGGCGAGCGAGGCCATCGTAGCCGGTGCGCTCGTCAACATCGACTCGAACGGCTACGCCGTCAGCGCGACCGAGTCGGCGAGCGACCTTCTCTGCGTCGGCGTGGCGCTGGAGACGAAGACGGCGAGCGCGACCAACGGCGCTGACTCCATCTCGGTGGACACGGATGGCATCTACCTGTTCACGCACGGCACGGGCGACGCGGCCATCACCGAGATCGGTGATGTGATGTATGTCGTGGACAACAACACCGTGGACGATGCCGCCGCGACCAACACCGCCGATATTCCGGCGGGCGTCATCTACCTGCGGAAGGACGCCGACGAGGTGTGGATCAGGGTCGGCGGGCACACCGCGCACACGATGCTCTAGCACCACCTGACCGCGCGTTCGGAGCCGTGACAGGAACCGAGAACGCGCGGAGGACAGCGAAACAAGCAGGGCGTCGGGGCGCATCCGCGTCCGCGCCCGATACCAGAGGAGACAGACATGAGGCTGGACATTGGCACCGCTGCCAAGATCGTCGAGCCGGGCGTCAAGGCAGGTTTCGATAAGGGTCTGAACGCGCCCGGTGGCGATGACTGGAAGCGCATCGCCGAGGACTGGACGAGCAACAGCAAGACAGAGACCTACCCGCGCCTCGCGCCGACAGGCGGAGTCCGCGAGTGGGATTCGCAGCGTGAGGTTCGCGGTGCGACGCAGCAGTATTTCACGGTCGAGAACTCGATGTACGAGATCACGCACCGTGTGACCTGGGACATGATCCGCTTCGACAAGCTCAACCAGGTCAACGCGCTTGCCGAGGGCTACGGACGCCAGATGGCGAAGCATCCCGAGAAGCTCCTGTTCGAGCTTCTGGCCGATGCGTTCACAACGGCGACCTACAACGGCGACGACGAGAGCTACATCGTTGACACCGCGCACACGGATGTCGGCAGCGGCACGCTCGGCAACAAGGGCACGACCGCGCTCGGCGTTGACTCGCTCGCCGCGGCTCGCATCGCCGGTCTGAAGATGAAGCTCCCGAGCGGCGAGCCCATCATGATCAACTACGATCTGCTCGTGGTCGGTCCCGACCTCGCGCAGACGGCGTACGAACTGACGAAGCCCCCGAAGGACCCGGAGAACGCGAACAACACTCCGAACTGGCATCAGGGGCTGGACTACATCGTCAACCCGCACCTCACCGACACGAACGACTGGTTCCTGCTCTGCACGAACCAGGTGTTCAAGCCGATGGCGATCCAGTTCGTTGACCGCCCGACGCCGATGGGGATCATTCAGGACAAGCTCCTGACCGACAAGTTCGTGGACTACGGCTCGCACATGTACGGCAAGCCGACCTTCACGGACTGGCGTCTCATCTACGGCGCGAGTGTCACGTAGCACAACGCACCACTGGGGCGGGGGTCTCGGCTCCCGCCCCGCACTCAAGGAGACCAACACATGATGCGGAACATTGGCTACACGGCGCTCATCCTCGCGGGGATTGCGGTGTTCGCCTTCGCGCAGGACCCCACGACCTTCACGACGCTCGCCGTGACCGGCACCAGCACCTTCACCGGCGCGATTACGGCGACCGGTGGCGTGGTCGGCGATGTGACCGGCGACCTCACCGGCGATGTGACCGGC